TTCTTTCTCAAAAACATAGTCAGGAGCACAATTCCATAATTCGGGTGGTTTAGCGTCTTTACTTAACATAGGTGCTAACCATTCAACAACACTTTTAGCCAAATAATAATCACGGATATATTCATTTTTTCTGTTAAATTCTAATACACGATTTCTACTATCGATAATATCTGTTATTTCTTGTATTGAATATTCCCAAAATAAAGTAGGAGTTATCCCTACATCTAGTGCAATAGGGTATAACTCCCCAATATATTCAGTCATAGTCTCTATTATTTTAGAACTTTGACTTTTTCCGCTTTCTTCTCTTCCTTCGGAATAAAACCCGAGTCTTGCATTAACGGAATTAATACTTCCATTAATAAATCCATTTGATCGTGTCCTTCGTCTAAATATTCATCAAAAATATTCATTACATCATCAAATTTTAACCCATGGTGATATTTTATAATAGCAGCATGGAGTACATATAACATAGTTTTTAGTGGAGGTAATGGGAAGTCATCATTAAAATTAAAGATTTTAACAATATTTACCCCTAAATTCTCCTCAAGTTTACATACTGCTGATGTTGTTAATTTCAGTTTATATTCTTCATTACCTACTTGCCAAGTTGTGTATGGTTTCTTTGTCATCTATGTTAATTTCCTTTCTTATCTTATTACATTACTACTGAAGCGTCTGCGAATACTAAATCTGACTGTAATGCAACTTTAAGTGTAAATTCAATAACACCATTTACACCTCCACCGCCAAGTTTTACTGAAACTTGACCGCTGAATGTTACTGTTGTACCATCTGGGTATGTTTGTTTAAAGTTAAGAACTTTTTTACTGTCCATAGCTTTACGTAATACTCTAAATGGTGAAGTTGCTGTTTTATTTTCATACTTAAATTTGTATTCTAGTTCCCCAGCGTCTCCAATTCCTAACTCATATTGTTTTACAGTATCAGCTAGTGTTGTATTCTCTACTTTCTCAGGCTCAACCCCAAGTTCAGGTACTTCTTTAAGCCCTGTTAATAGAGTATAACCACTTGTTGATTCACTGTATTCTAATTTAATTCCATTTGCTAACATATTAGCCCTCCGTTCTATATTGATATACTATATTTGTATCAGGATCATATATCCCTTCAAATCTCATTACTTTGTGTCTTAAGTTACTTGGGTCTGGCATATCTTGTGCCATTGTTCTTTTCAACCCTAACGAACTAAATACTTTATCTACTTCTACGGCTATGTTAGAAGTACTTTCCTTATCGAAAATATCGACTTTGTAACGTAAATAAGTAGTCTCTTCTACTCCATTATCTAGCCACTCATGAGGTTTATTCTCCTCTTCTAAATAAATTACAACAGGGAATGTCTCCCAATCAGCTGGGTATGTGTCCGTTACATTTGTCGCTATTTTAGATAACTCTTTATATATTAACGGTTTAACATTAATCATTTTGTTATCTCCTTCAATTTCCTACTTAAATACTTTTCCATTTCAGCTAAAACTTTAGCCCTATTATTTTTCAAGGCAGGGTACATAAAAGGTTGTGCCACTTGTCCCTCAGTCTTATAGAACTTACCAACGGGCGTGTCTATCGTGAAAAAATTATAAGCTGATAAATAACCACCCTCAACCATACTTTCATGAAACCACCAAGGAGTATTTCTGTAAGATGGTCTAACATTCGGGCTTATTCCACCATGATTACTAGCCCCTACACTACCTGTACCGAACTCAACAAATACAGCTGATGGTTCGTTAGTATATACAGAACCTTTCAAACCATCAACTTTTGTTCTTATACTGTTTCTAGTTCGTCCAGAGTTAGTTGGCACTAATAATTTAGCTTCAGATTGAACTATTTTAGTTCCTCTACTGACTCCAGCTTTTATAATTTGTTCTCCTGCTGTTCCACCTATTCTATGTATCTTATTAATCAATCTACTTACATTTTGTATTTCAGTCAAAGTTTTTTCAACTCCACTAATTTATGAAATGTATAATTCTTAATAGATACTACTTCATAGTTTGGTGTGTCGCTGTTGATACAAATCCCATCACGCTCATTTATTTCAGTAGTACGTTCTATTAACATATTCAACATATAATTTAATTTTTCACCGTATACTTGGGCTTGAATACGTCCTGAAGCTGGATATATTTCAGCATTAATAATATATGCATTCTCTTTATATCCTTTAAAACGTACCCCTTCATCATTAGTCTTAACTACGTATTTAAATATCTTGTAAGGTTTCAGTCTGTTCTTTTTCAAACGCACGACCCGAACACCTCGCTAACCTGTAAGAAGATAAAGTATTTTTGATATGCGAAGGTAAGCCATCACGATAAACAATAGCTATCCCGCCTTCAGTTCTTGACGCTTCGCCCTCACTACCTTGTTTATTGAACATTTCTACCGCTATTTCTAACGCTATACGTTCTAATTCAGGAGTTAAAACTCTCCTGTTAGTTTCTGCTAATACTATATTATTAGCTCTTAACAAAAGAAGAGAAAGGACTTTTACGTCACTTTCTCCAGTTAATAGTTCTAATTCATTAAGCATAGGAAACCTCCTATTCTTTTGTTACTTTTGTTTCACTACTCTTTTCATCTTCAGTATTAGCTGAAGTAGTTCCTTCTGTTAATTCTTCAAGATATAATTCAAAGCCGCCTTGTTGTTCTAACGCTACTTTAATTTCTTCTAATCTTTTATCAGTAACATCAAAAACTTCTCCAGCATGATAAGTCTGTGATGTTTTCGTGTCGAAAATTGGATTTTTGACTAAAAATTTCATATAAAAAGCCCTCCTATAGTTCAGCTGTTACTGTAATTTTAACAACTTTTTTAGCATTTTGTAAGTAAACTCCATAATGGCGGTCAGCTGTAATTACAGTAGTTTTATTAATGATATTTCTATCAAACTCTGTTAACACTTCACGTTTTAATAATACTTTAAACGCTTTAGTGTCAACTTCTTCATTTAAACTAGTTTGAATTAAAAATGCTTCGTTTTCTTGGCATTTTCTAGAACGTACAACTTGAGTGCTTAACACTTCTCCGTATGTTCCGCTTACCACTCTATCAGCACCAACTTGAGTACCTGTTAACCATTCTTTAGCAGCGTTTAATCTTAGTTTAGAAGCTGCTTTAGGGTGACAAATTAAAACGTAAACATCGTCATTTTCACTTTCGAAGATATCTTGAGCATTAGATAAGTCTTCTACTTTAAAACCACTCTTAGTTGTGTATGTTTGAGTTGCTGTTTTAGCCGCCGCTAATACATCATTATCAACTTTTTGGTCAATAGACTTAGCGATTTGTCTTACAGCTGTATTAATCGGGTCTCCTAAACCTCCTAATACTGACTCATCAGTAAGTTCTACCCCTTTACCAGCTTTTTTAATTGTCATTTCAGTTGATTTTTTACCTAATTTAGCAAGTGGAATTGCTGTTCCTTCTGCTACGTCTTCAGCATCCCCAATGTAATTCCATTGTGGTACTGTTAATTTTGTTCCGGGTTGCCCCGCTAAAGTTGTATCTACCTCAGCTAATGGAGAAAATACGATTGATTTACCTACTGTTTCATTTAACATATCTGCTACTACTTGCGGATCAAATAAATCCGCCATCATTGTTACATTTGCCATATTAATTATTGTCCTTTCATTATCCTATTATATTCATCTGGATTTTTTGTTTTAAAATCTAGTCTTTCCTGGTATTTCATTTTTGTTAATGCTTCTTTCGTAATACCATTTGAATTTTGAGGTGCTTTTGTTAGTGGTTGAGTACCTTTTAATTTCTCAGCGATACCCTTTTGAACTGCTTGTTCCCACTGCTTACCAATCGCCTCAATTGAAGCTTTAACCGTGTCAGCGTCCGTTAAATCAATAACCCCAGCTAAATCAACAGGTAAACCACGTTCGTTTAAAATTGACTTAGCTTCCGCCATTAATTCACGTCTTGCTATTTCTTGCTCACGCTTATCAAGTTCAGCTTGTCGTTTATCTTGATTATATTTTGTTTTTTCGTCTGCATTCATAGATTTAAGTTTCTTAGCTTCACTTTGTTCGGCCTCTTGCTCTTTTTTCCATTTAGCATACTTCTTATTTACAATCTCGTCGACTTCAGCGTCACTATATTTCTTGTCGTTGGGTTGTGTTTTAGTTGGTTCAGCTGTTACCTTTTCTTCAACCGTCTCGACGTTATTTAATTCTTGATCCATGTTTGAACCTCCTATTTTTAAAGTCGTCCCCGACTATTATTCCATACAGTTTTACACCTTAAATGCTTGGGTATAATAAAAAGACAGTTTAACGTCATATCTAGGACGGTTTAATAAAATTAAACGTTATTATTCTTTATCAACATATTTTTTATACCATTCGTTATAACTCATATTCCCCGGTATAATTATATTCTTTCCTGTTTTAGGGTCTCTAGCCCTTCTAGATAGTTCTGATAAGGTTTCAGTATCAAGTACTGGTATTGTTGTTGACCTACAGAAGGGGTGTAATGGTGGGAAGTTAACTCCGACTTGTCTTTTAGACACCTCATATACTTTATGGTCGTGTTCCCGACAAATATGAGATGTTCTAATGTCCAATACAGCCACAAATCTATATTTATCTATATCAGCTTCAATATAACTTAAAGCTTCCATTTCATTATTAATATAAGCTGTTTCAGTCCTTACTAATCGCTTAGCCTTAAATTCTCCAACATTAAACCTATTAGATATCTCATCAATTACTAGTTTCTCACTTTTTCCAGTAAGTACAGCTTGTGTTACTTCATTTTTTAAAGTATTTGATAACTCTGTTGCATTATCCCACACTCTATCTCTATAGTTTTTATTCTCCCACGGTACAGCTAATAGTTTTTCAACTAAATCTTCATCTAATTCATTAAAACTAAACCCTATACCAGTTTGTGTTTGAATTTGATGTATACTACCATAATAGCCGTTCTTTGCAACTTCCTTATACAAGTCTGTTGTCTTTCTTAACTCATTTCTAGCAATATATCCCTGTACATTATCAATTTCATCTAATAGCTTTTGAAGTCTATTAATACGGGAAACATAAGCCGCACTACTCAACATTTCAATAGTTTGTTTAATTTTAGGGGTGCTTGGTAATAAGGATAAAGCTGGAATTAGCTTTTTATTCTTCGTCCTCATTATTTTAATAACTTGTTCAGCTTCCTTTTTAGAAAGCCCGTATTCAGCCTGAAATTTATTAAATATACCCTTAATACTCTTTTCAATATGCTTTCTAGAGTGATTATATACCTTTGATATCTCATCAAAAGTAACATCAGCCCTTGCAATCTGAGAGTGCATCATTTCAGCTTTTCTATGTTCCCAGTACTTATTGTTCTTCTTGTTCATCTACTTCATCACCTACTGGCGTATTGTATACATGTTCTCCACCTGTTAATAATAATTGATTCTGTGCTATATTCTCTTGTTTCTCTTCGTTTACTTTCTCTATTTCACTCATAGGATCTTCAACGAAAGGTATTTGACTTAATAAAGTTTCTTGACTTACTTTACCATCTAAATTACTAACTATTTGAGATATTTCTAATAAGTTCTTAGGTAAACTACGGCTAAAATGAGGTGTTATGCTGTTAGCATCAATTGCTATTTGTGTTAAACCTAAATAATTAGCAAATAGTTTAATTCGTTTCTTCAAACCTTTAACATAATATCTTTGTTTAATTTTAGTTATCATTTCTAAACCTAAAAGCTTAAACTCCATTGCAACGCCTGAACTATTCCCAGCGAAATTCTCATCAGTTAAGTTAGGGATATGGCTAAAAGTATATATATCTTGCTTAACAGCGTTTCTTAGCGTTTCTACTTCATTCTCATTCAGTGTTTTACTTAAATATTCTGCTCGTGCTTCAGGGTGTAATTCTAGTAGTTTATTTTCTGCTAAAGACTCCATAGCCTTTATAGACTCTTCTTCATCATCTCCAAGCCTTGCACCATATAGAACTAATATACTATCAATAAATTGTTCTTTATCATTAATTCTATTAGCTGTTAATGAATTATAACTATCAATCAACCCTATCTGTTGTTCAAAGTCACCTATTGAATATTTATTATTTTTATATTCGATAATAGGAATATCACCCATATTATGCGGTATAGGTTTATCAGAGATAACCCCTTTTTCTTTACCTTCTAAAACTATAGAGTAAACAAATTGTTTAGTCATAATAACAGCTTGATATGTTTCAGTGTCTGCTTTATTTTCTTTTCGTTTGAAATAATAAATCCCAAATAACGGTTGTTGTTCAATGCTATCATCATATACTATAAATGTATTCTCTACTTCAAGGCTTTTTATATCTAAAATATTTTCATTTTCTCTAGCGTAAACATATTCATAAGCAACACCATAAATAGCCATATCTAACGCATTATCGTGATCAGATTCATCTACCTCAGCATTATCAAAAGCAATTAATAATTCATCGATATCAGTATCTTCAGAATTGCTATAAGAAATTGTATTTCCCATGAAATAACCTGTTGAAGTATCAGCTATATCTTTAGCATGATTACACACAGGTTTATAATTAGGTTTATTTTTTGAACGTTGTTTATTTAAAATATCATGCTCACCTAAATAATATTTCTTAAGTTTCTTAAATCGTGGTATCTGTTTCTCATGTTCTCTTATTAGTTTAAGTACTAACTCTTTCTTGATGTTCTTTTCATCAAACTCAACTCTAGGATAAGTTAATAATTGCATTTATACTCCTTTCTAAAGTCCTAAACGGGCTTTATTTAATACTTTAGCCGTTTGTCTGTTCATATAGCTATATATAGCATATCTTAACGAGTCTAACACATCATCAAATTGCTTAATTGTGTCCCCTGTCTTTTCATCCCATATATAGTTATAAATCTCTTCTTTAAATCTCTTTACATTAGAATTAATAAAAAGGCTATCCTTCTTGAATAACCTTGCTACTTGTTCTATTCCTGCTAATCTTTCTTTATTCGCATTGACTGAATTAAGTCTTTCACGATAAAACCTATCTACGTGTTCAGGTCTGGCACTATCACAATAAAAAGTAATGTTTCCGTGCCTTTCTTTTATTTCCTTAGCAATTTCAACCCAATCATCTATTTCTTTAAATTGATAAGCGTGTTCTTCTAGCAAATAAAATTTACCGTCAACACTTTCACCCATTACAACTATTGATCCGTAGTGACTATACCCCCAGTCAACTCCAGCGAATTTCTTTTTAAACGTTATATTTGAATAATCGTCAAAGTAATGTTTATTTCTATCAAAGTCACTATATACAATACCTTCACCAGTTACCCATAACCCTTCTATATCTCTATCATAAAACATACCAGAAGGGGTTGATTCTTTGATGTTTTTAATATATCGTTCTGATAAAAATGTATTATCATCTAATCTAAAATGATACGATATTATATTTTCACTCTCACTGTCAATATATTCTTTCTTTAACCAGTGTTCGGGGTTGTCTGGGTTGGTGTCAAATACTATCCTTGCTCCATCTCCTGAACAACGTGAGATAATCTCTTTAAATACTGTTTCATTTGCCAATGAAGCCTCGTTAATGTACGCTCCAAAGGCTGTCATACCACGAATACCACCAAGTCCGGCTATTGTTCCTGTAAAAGCCTGTACGACCTTAACACCGAACAAAGTAAATGAATTATGTTTATCAAACTTAATATCTAATTGATATCTATTGTATATTTCCTGTAAGATATTATTTTGAATTGTCTTACTCGATACCCCAGCTAAAATATACATAGGCTCTTTAATGTTCAACTTATCAGCTATCATTCTAACACGCCTTAATTCACGTAAGAATATATCATTATTAATAACTGTCTTACCCGTTCTTTTAGCTCCATGAAGTCCTAATATAAAAAAATCACTAGTGTTAGTTCGCTTTAGTATTTCAATCTGTTTAGGTGTGTATAACTTATTAAGATTCATTAATTTCACCATCCACCTTATCAAATAATTCTGCTATCTTATCTTCTTGACTAGTACTTGTTTTTAATTCAGCTTCAGCGGCTTTAGCTTGTTGATTAATAAGTTTAGTCCTCGCTTGTTGTTCTGCAATATCATATTTATCTTTAGCGTTTGTTACTTTCGCTATCGCTTCAAAGGCTCTTACATTTCCACTAGCGGCTTGTTGAAACATTTGTACAGCTAATAACATTTCATTTGTTGGATCAAGTCCTAAACTTTCAAGCGTGTCTTTTGATTTCTCACTAGATACATCAGCGGCAAGTATTATTTCCATAGCTTTTTTTAAGTCAGCCTTTCGTTTCCGTGCTTTACCACTAGCCTTACCGCCTTTAGATGTGATTTCAGAACGTTCAGCAGGAGTACGAGTATTAATAGGCTTTAAATTCTCTAAACTTTTTTTACGTCCCAAAATCAATCACCTCTTTCGCTAATATTGATTATATGTTTTAGGCCTTATCTTTTTATTTTTTTCTAATAAGAATTTAAATTTTTCCCATGCTTTTTTATCATCTCTTCCATCTCTCGACAACCTATCCATCAATCTAGCATATCTAGTTTGACTGTATCTTTTTTGTTCGAATTGAACTCTTTTATCTATCGACTTACCTTTTTTTAATTTTTCTCTTAAATCTCTTGAAAATCTTTCTGCACTTAATCTACGTCTTGCTGCTCGTTTCAACCTTACTTGTTTTTCAGCACTTAATTTATTAGAATTAGTACCTATTTTATAACTATTAGTCTTTTTAACAGCAATCACACCATGTTTACTTATACCTTTATTCTTAGTTCTACCTGAACTAGCTCCTCTACTTCCCATTATTTTCACCTTCTTTCATTCTTTCAGTAACTGCATTCTCTATATAAATTACTTCTACATCATCATAATCAAATTCTATTTTGCCACCATATACAATTAATCTCATAGGTTGAAGTCGTTTTAACATCTCCTTAACTCCTGCTTGCCATATTCTCATAGCGTTACTATCCCTTTTAACTCCAATAGTTGAGATAGACAACGTTGCAAATTTAGGTAAGCCATCAAAACAAAAGTTAAAACTATTTTCATCAGCCCACGTAACAGTTGGAATTACTGTAAGTCCATAATCTTGCATTATTTGACCAATTAAACGGCTTCTATATACGTTCCACACCATCATAGCAACTGGCATATCTAGATATAAACTAAAGTCAGGAGTAAGTACACAATCAAATTGTTTTAGCTTATCGATGTAATACTCTGGGCGTTGCCATATTCTTTCAAATTGATAATCATCTAAATAAAAATGTACACCTTTTCTATAATCAGGCTTGTTTAACACGTAATTAAAGCCTTGTAAGTCATTTACTGTATGATTAACTGCCGTTAACGTTGGCATTTGATAGAAACCACTCACACGGCTTTCATCATAATCAAATAAATTGTACTGTTCAATTGTCGTGTCTCTATGATGTTCTTTTTCTTCTTCCTCTATAATTTCATTATCAGTATTATCAACGCTTAATTCAATAGGTTCAAAGTCTAAACCAAAATTACTCATATCTAAATTAATATCTTGCATTTCAAGGTTTAAAATCTCATTGTCAAACCCTGTCGCAAGGTTAGTTGAGTTTGTTGCTAATATATACCCTCTCTTCTCTTCGTCTGTAAGGTGTGACAATCGAACAATAGGTACTTCATCAAGTCCTAACAGTTTAGCGGCTTCATACCTACCATGACCAGATAAAATCATATTGTTTTCATCGATTTCAATCGGATCATTAAAGCCAAACTCCTCAATTGAATTAGCAATCTGTCTAATCTGTTTTTTAGTATGAATTTTAGCGTTATTCTTGTATTCAATTAGTTCTGATACTTTAATTTTATCTTTGTTCAATCATTGTTCACATCCTTTCTTGACAAAATAAAAGAAGCACCCGTTAAGGTACTTCCGTAAGTAAGTTGTTATGTCATATTAACAAAAAAGAGAACTGATTCAAATGCTCACATTAATATATTACCATAAATATAAGATATATGTATATATATTACTATATACTAGAATATTTTAATATATTTTAATATCTCCCCTTATATAAATCAGGAATATATATCTCTGATAATGCTTCTGTATGATACTTCAATCTTGTGTTTTGACTTATATCCATTTTCTTTTCGATATAATCCCAGCTATACCATCTAATGTATCTCATTATAAGCAAATGTTTATATTTTGTATTTTCAACATTCATAATTAAGTCTAACACTTCTTCTTTCATTTCAGTTAATTCAATAATAGCATTTAACAATTTCTGAATATATCTATCTACCCTATCTATCATAGCTTCCCAACTTGATTTATTACCACCCTTGACTTGTTCTTTCGAATAATCAATAGCTTTTACTCTAGTCTTTCTTGCTTCTTCATCTTTAATTTGCTCATGTAATTCTTGAATGCTATCTTCTAAATCTCTAATACGTTCTAAATATCTAATCTTCTTATATGCTATTCTTTCTTTCTTATCTCTCATTAGACAACTCCTTTACAAGTGAAATTAATATATGTAGTACTATCGTTAACACTGTCAACAACACAACAATACATACAGTCCAAAATAGCCAACCTGCTATTGTACTTAACATTCTTCATCCTCCTCAATCTTAATCAATAAATATGTATTTCTATCTTTATACCTCTTATTTCCATAAGTATATAAAGTTTCAATTCTCTTGTTGGTAAACTCCGCCATTTCTTTCATTGTTCCGACAAACACTAATTCATCTCCATAATACAAAGCGTAATCCTTCTCAATATTAGCCATTTTATTAACCTCAACTTATCTAATTACCTTCTTGTCGCAAAACACCTCTTTAATTTCATCTCCAAACTCTTCAATGAATTGTTGTGCTATTTCTTTTGATTTAAAATAAGGTAGTTTAGATAATGGATTAATTGTAATAGAAGAATAACAACCTAAATATTCGTACCTATTATCATATTCAACAAAATACCTTCTTTCGTTTTCATCTTCCCAATTTGGTGTCCAACCTTCATTATGTTCTTCCGCCCAATCATTTATCCTTTTAAGCAGTAAAAACTCCAATCGCTTTTGTATAGCCTCTTCTCTAGTCTTATACAACATACCGAATGAATAAACATTAACTATATCCATTTCATCAGCGTCATATAATATTTCTCTTATAGCACCCGTTGTAATGTCATTATAGAATAACAACGTTCCATTTTCCGGGTATTTCAATTCATATCGTTCTTTGACATTAAGTTGAGTTTCTTCTTTTTGATCCTCTTTTAACTTCATAACCTTTTCATATAACGCTTTTAATTTAATGTATCTATCTTTACTTGGCTTTGTCTCTCCCTTTCTCCACTGAGTAATATTCCCTGTGCTTTTAACACCTAATTCAACCGCTAATAACGTATCATTTAAATTATAATACTCCTTAACTACTCTCATCATCTCTGCTACTGTTTCCATCTAATTTTCCTCCTTTTATAAATCTCATAAATATAACAAACAAATATGCTAGTATAACTATCAATGTTGTACTTAAGATTATACAGATTATATACAATAATACATCTACAATAAACATTGTTTTCAACTCCATATCTTACCTCTTTTTAATCCTACTAATAATAAACATCACAAAAATTACAAACATAAAATGATGTAATAATGTGTTTAACTTCTCTCCTATTTCAATTACAATCATTAGCAAAACACCTCTTTAATTTCGTCTCCGAATTCTTCAATGAATTGATTTACTAAATTATATGATTTGAAATAAGGTAATTTAGTGAATGTTTCACTATAATGTTCATAGCGTATATAAAATCGTTTATCTTCATAATCATAAACAACATAATATTGTTTTTCTTCAAAATCATTCCAGTTAGGTGTCCATCCTCCATTATGTTCCGCCGCCCACTTATGAAGTTTAAACAACAATATACGTTCTTTATCATATTTTTCTGCTTCTTTTCTAGTTTCGAAAACTAAGCCACGTTCATAACGACAACGTACAAAATTCATACTAAAATCTTCTAAATAGTAAACTGCTCCATAGACATCTAGAGTGTAATAATCTCCTATATCAGCAGGTAATTCCACTTTATAAGGCTTCTCCTCTGTCTTACTTTCTAATATCTTAATTCTTAATTCAGCTAATTGTTCTTCTAATCTTTCAACCTCTTGCTGTAATTCTTCGTTAGTCATTTTTAGTCCTCCTTAATTCTCTTATAAGCTATATGCTCTACTTCGTTCATATCAATTTCATTATCTCCAACTATGCAAACATCACTTGAAAATAAATCTTCTTTTTCTTCAGTGAACATTTTATAAACTTCAGTTAATTCTTCTTCTGTTACCTCTGCTTCTACTGTTTCACCATTGTGAAGATATACACGTAAGATGATTTTGTCGTGTTCACTCATTTCTAGTCCTCCTAATCGTCTAGTTCTCCATTGTATTGTGGTAATTCCATCCAGTATATAACATCATTATCAGTATTTTCAAAACCTAATCCATCTTCAATTTCTTCCCACGTATCGATAGAGGTATCAGTAAACTCTCCAGAAGACAAAGGGATAGTTACTAGCACTTCTTCACCAAGTTCAGGTAATTCACCGTCCCATATTTCATCATAATCACCTTGATAAAATTCTTGTTCTTCTTCAGTCATTTTTCTTAAATAAACTTTGTGCCATTTCATTGCTAGTCCTCCCATAAATACTTATTTTCATAAATATTTCCAATTACTGATAACTCTTCTGTTGTATCCATATCTGACAATTGAATTCCACAAAACTTTTTACTAGCTAAATAGTAAAATTCTTGTTCAGCACTTTTTTTCAATAAAAATTTTTTCCCGTTAAATATCGCTTCATTTCTTACATATTCTAATATGTCTCCAGTATAAATATAAGTATCACCCACATCTTTATATCCAGTATTATAAATAAACTCAACTTCATCAAAATCATAAGGTACAAAATCAGCATTATCATTTAAATACACTTCAACTGTTCCTTTATGAAAATTAATTACCTTTACAGGTAATACCATATCTAAACTCTTAATATATACTTTTGGTTGTTTCAACCCTTCCACCTCAATAAACGGGTTATATAAATCTAAATTCATTTCTTTTCCCTCCTAAATCACATACCACCTAAAGTAGTCTACTTCTTTTAAATCGATTAACTTACCGCTAAATTTTAACGGTACTTTACCCCTTATATGTTTCAAATCTTTAAACACTTCATATAAATCATTGACTGTCTTTTGATCCGTTTTAATACATATCGTTTCATCGTTTTTCATTGTGAAAATAACTTCATATTCCACGCTTACACCTCCTATTTCAGCCTTTTAGCTATCTCTTCAACTACATTTACAGTTACGCTATTACCAGCTTGTTTATAAAGTTGACTATTGCTGTTAACCTCTTGTGCTTTATCAAATAATTCATCTGAGAAACCTTGCAATCTCCAACACTCCTTAGGGGTTAATTTCCTTATTTTATAATCTGATAACACAACCCCCTGTTCATCTGTTGTAAGCAATGTATTAGCTATATTCTTGCCAACACGTCCTCTTCTAGTCTTTGAATTAGGTCGTGAGAGATTAACACTATCACCAACTGAAGCAACGCTATAACCTTGTTTATTCGCTTCTTTAATTAATACCCCGTGTCTATCTTGTGTTGTTAAAGTAAACATAGGTTCTCCATTTGTCTTAAATCTCCTACCGTTTTGTCTTTTCTCCACTCTATCAGGAGTAAGTACCGGTATTGCTACTTTAGGTTCAGAGTTGCCACCAGCCATTGTACAAATTGTAGGTGATATACCTTCAACATCATAAACTCTCTGAGTAGTTTCAAACTTAAAATAAGGTAAATAAGCTTTAATCTTTATATCATTGTATTTTGGGTGGTTAATAGCCACTTGCTTTGGTACTTTATAATCAGTAGCCATTAACGCTCCAACAATACCGTTTTTATCGTGAACAACAGTTCTCGTCCCTATACTAGTTCCATTAGGGTTTTTAGTATTTCCAATAATATTTATTTTTGGTTCAAAATCAGGTTCTTTGTTTTCTCCTTGGATAGGAAAAACTTTGTAGGTACATCCTCCTCTAAGATGTCCAACAATGAACACACGTTCCCTATTCTGTGGGACTCCGAAATTTTTGCTGTTAAGCACTTGCCACTCAACATCATACCCCAGTTCATCCAAGATTTTAAGTATTCTAGTGAATGTTTGCCCTTTGTCGTGTGATAATAAGTTTCTGACGTTCTCAAGCAATAAATAGCGTGGTTTGATTTCTTTGGTTGCTCTAGCAATTTCATAGAATAAAGTTCCTCTAGTATCTTC